AAGAGTGGAAACAATTTCGTAATACAAATATTTATTTCTCTAAAAAATATGATTTTTATTATAATATTAATAAAAAAACAAAAGTTTATGGAGCAATTGATGGGGGGATAAAAATTTATATAGACGGAAAATGTAAAGATTATTCTATACTTTTTATAAAAGCATTATGGATTACATTTAATGGTGAGATAAATGATAATCAATATGTTTATTATAAAAATGAAAATAATACAGAAAATTTTTATAATAATATTGATATTTTTGAATGCATTTGTTTAAATTGTAATAACCCTTTCAAAAATGAAAAATATAGCTCTTGGAGGCAAAAATATTGTAGTGATAAATGTAAAAGAGAATATGGAACAAAATTAGAAACAAGAAAAATAAAAGAACAACAAGATTTACAAGCATATATTAGTGGTAAAATTAAGAAATACAAAAAAGAACCATATAACTTAAAAATAGAAGATGTAGTTGAAAAATGTAAAAATCTTAAATGTTATTATTGTGATACAAAAGATTTAGTTTTAAGAAATGAAAAACCGGTTCCAAATACTTTAACAATTGATGCTATGGAACCCGAAAAAGGACATATAATAGAAAATATAGTACCTTGTTGTTTATTTTGTAATAGAATGAAGAATAACTATAAGTATGATGATTGGATTAAATTATTAAATTTTCTAAAAGGTAATAACAAATGTCTTGATTTATCTAATATAGAATATACAAAAATAAATGATAATATTTCAAAAAAATATAGAAAATTAGCATATTATACTTTAATGTCTGAAAATAAAGAAAAATATCCAACATCAGAAGATGCTAGAAAAGAGTTTTTAAATTTATATGAACAACAAAATAAAAAAGATTCAATTTATAATTTATTTCCTATTATTATGACTACTGCTAATAATTTATTAAATGCTTCTTGTGATAGAATTATAGCAGGAAAAAGTGATTATTATCAAATAATTCCTTTATTTATGCAGTATGGTAAAAATGATTTATCGCAAGATGAATTTAAAACCAATATGAAAATTAGAAATTATCTTAATTGGAACTTATCAGATGCTAACATAATATTACCAAATGAATATTATAAAGATAGTTTATTCATAAATAAACTATTAAAAACTAATAATAGATTTGGAAAAGGACATAATGGTATGAAAAGAAGTGAAGAAACAAAAAGAAATATTAGTATTAGTAAAATTGGAAAAAATACTGGTAAAAATCATTTTAGAAGTAAAAAAATTAAATCAATTGATAGTAATGGTTTAGAAAAAGAATATGAAAATTCTTCTTATGCAGTAAAAGAATTATTGTTACCAAAAAGAGCATCTAGTAATATATTATCTTGTGCTAATGGTAAATTAAATACCGCATATGGATATAAATGGGAATTTATTGTTTAATATTACAATTAAAACAAGAACCAAAATTTTTATCTGTATAACATTCTACACATTCTACACATTTCATACACCCAAATTTGGCACAGAATATACAAGATGACAAGAAACATTCATAATCTTCACAAAATTCACATATATCTCCATATTTATAGTCTAAATAATTAATAAATTTAGTTATTACTTTTTTAATTATTTCATTCATATACAATATTAACGTTTCTATCGACCATTTTTTAGGTTTATTTATTTTTTTAATATATAAATTATATTTCGTCCAAACTTCAAAGCGCATAGAATACCATTCGTGGTAATAAAATATTTCAATAATATCATCAATATTATCGGTTTTATTATTTATTTTTTCCTTAAAACTTTTAATTTTCTCAAAAAATTTATCTTGTTGTTCGAACAAATTTTTATTGTCAATAAATTCCGGATTGAGTTTTTCCACCATCTCACCGGTCATTATAAAACTTTCTTTAAGTAATATAGAATGTCGTTTTTAATATTATTATTTTTTTGTAATTTTTATTTCAATTTTATTTTTATTATTAATTTATAATGTCTACTCATAAAAGTAGTGATTATAAATTAACTACTGTTAAATACTTTTTAGATAATAATGTTTCTCAACTTGATACTTGTAAAATTTTTAATTGTAATACCGGGGGGAATATTATCATTAAAAAATATTTCTACCTTTTTTGTAACTTCTTCTAATAAAATACTACAATCTGGATTATTTATAGAATCAAATTCTCTATCAAGTTTAATTTCTAATATAGATTTTTTACATGTAGGACATACACAACTAAACGAAATCCATTTCATAAGGCATGCGTAACAGTAATGATGCATACAAGAGCCTACGCAACTGTTATTTATTATATTAAAACATATTGGCCATTGCATTATATTATTAATATAAAGTTACTTTATATATATATAAATAACGTCTAAATGGATAAAATTAATAAACTCCTTGAAATACCGCAGTACGAACAAAGATCGGGCATGTGGTTTAAACAGCGTGAAAATAAATTAACAAGTTCTGATGCAGGAACGGTTTTGGGTATAAATCCTTATCAGAAACCTCATGAAGTTTTATTTAAAAAATGCGGCCATGACCCAAAACCTTTTGTTGGAAATATAGCTACACGCCACGGGCAAAAATACGAGGACGAAGCAATTGAAAAATATTGCGAGTTAACGGGGCAAATTAATTATAATTTTGGACTTATTGCACACGAAGATGTATATAAAACGTCTGATTATTATTGGCTGGCTGGTTCTCCAGATGGTGTATCTATTTCAAAAACCGACCAACAAGCAGAACCGGTGCTTCTTGAAGTTAAATGTCCTTATAAACGTAAGATAGTATTTGGTAAAATTCCAGAATATTATTTACCTCAGGTACAATTGAATTTGTTTATATGCGATCTTAAAGTAGCAGATTTTATAGAATATCTCCCACCAGACACAATGAATATCGTAAGAGTTTACAGAGACGCGCGTTGGCTTAATAAAAATTTACCGATTCTTGAATCTTTTTGGAAAGACATAGAATATTATCGTATGAACGACATCAAGATTCATCCAAAATTTCCTAAACAAAAAAGAATATTAGATCTAACTGAAAAACTTAATGAAAGTCCAGATGAAGAGATAACTATTCTTGGTGATTATTCTATTAGAGAATAAAAAGACACGTTGATAATTTACAAAAAAACATATTACTTAAAAGAATAATATATACAACATTAATAAAATGGGTATCCGTGGATTAAATACCGTCATTAAAAAAATAGCACCAGATGCTGTACAAATTTTTGATATTTCAAAATATAGAAATTGTAAAGTTGCTATAGACTGTAGTATTCTTCTTTATAAATTTAAATATGTATCGAGAGCAGAAAATTCTCATTTAATAGGATTGGCAAACAGGGTAAAATTTTATCTTATGAATGGAGTATTACCCGTATTTGTGTTTGATGGTGTACCCCCCGAAGCGAAAAAAACTACTTTAATTAAAAGACAGGCTAACAAGGAAAAAATGTACGTCCGTTTAGAAGAACTTCGAGCAAAAATTCCAGAAAACGAACAAGAAAATAAATATATACAAGAAGAAATTGAAAAATTGCTTTCGCAGCTTATTATTATTAAAAAAATTCATATAGATACGAGCAAAGAACTATTGCAAAAAGCGGGGATTCCTTACTGTACTGCACCAGAAGACGCTGAAAAATATTGCGCATTTTTGCAAAAAAATGGTCTAGTAGATTATACAGTAACAGACGACACTGATGCAACGACATTTGGATGTCCTTACATCTTAAAAACTTCTATAAATAAGAATATAATTGAAATTGACACAAACGCGATTCTAGAAAAATTTGGGATGTCTCGTGATTCTTTTGTAGATTTTTGTATACTATCTGGATGTGATTATACTAATCCTATCCCTCAAATAGGCCCCATTACATCATTTAATCTTATAAAAAAACATGGTTGTATAGAAGAAATTTTAAAAATACTTCCAAAAGAACATCCTCAATTTGATTATAATATTTGTAGAAAAATATTCAAGGAATTTGATTACGAAGTTCCAGAAAAATTTTCAAAAATAAATGTAGACAAACAAATACTTTTGGAATTTTTAAATTTACACGATTTTAAAGAAAATGTAATTTCAAAATTTATTAAAATTTTATTTTGATTTTGAATTTAATTTAATTTAATTTAATTTAATTTAATTTTTTTTCTAAACTATATATTAAAATAAAATATGGGTGTATTAGAACTTTTCTTCGGTAAGAAGCGCCGTGCGCGCAAGACTAAGAAATCGCCGGGTCGTCGCCCAAAGCGCGGTCACTACGTTAAGTCCCTACCGAAGTCGCAGGCTTACGTCACTGTTCGCAACCGCCGCCGTAAGCTCCACCGTGGTGCCAATGGCGGTCTTTTCTATCGTACCAAGTCGGGTCGTCACTACATTGACGCCAAGGTACTTAAGCGCAAGCGGCACATGCTTTCGCCAAAGAAGCGCCGCGTTCGCCGTGCTGTAAAGAAGCTTCGTCGTCGTAAGCACCGTAAGCTCAAGCAGACCAAGGCCGCGATCGCTGCTCGCCGTGCCTACCGTCTCCGTAAGAAGCGCGTGAACCGTTTCGGTCTTTGGTAAATGTAAAACGTAAAATGTAAAAGCATGTGTGAAAGTGTAATCAAAATAATAAATTATAACATAATTATAGTTTATTATTTTGTTTTGAAAGTTTGATCTTAATTATTTAGAAATCTAATTCGTTAAGAGATAGATTTTCTCTCTTAATTGTCATAATTTTTTCGATAGATCTTATTGTGCTTGGTATGGTCTTAAAAGTGTTTACATTTAAAATTTCCATCTTATCAGAAACATTAACATCTATTATACACCCCGGGGTGTATCCTTCTAGATTTTTAATAAAATTGGTGTATTTTGATCCTTCGGGGTCTGAGTTGTGAATCTTAGCAAATAGAGTTTCGTTTTTAAAAATCGTGCTATATAATAGAATATCATCCTGTTCTTCTTTTACCAAAAGACTAAATGTAATTAAATTAGAAGGTTTCCATTTAAAACAAGAATAGTTCACTCCTGTTATGATAGGTAGATCATTTGGAATCATAAAGACTTCTGTTCCGTCTTCAATTGGACTAGATATATCTTTTAATTCGCGTGTATATTCCGTGATTACAATAGGAATTTCCGAATTTAATATGTTATGCTTAAATGTCTCTGCTTCTGAAATGCGGTCTATGAAAGAATATTTATTAATTTTTTTACCTGATATAAAAAAAGTGTCGTAAATACATATTTCTTTTGGTGTATATGAAATATCAAAAATGCTGTTATTATAATAATCACGGGAACAGTTTAAATCTATTTTGTAAATGGTAAAATCTTTTAATATTATAACAGCCGTGTTTTCTGCATTTTTATCTAAAAAAAGAAATAAAATAGCTCTCAGTGTTTCTTGTGTATTTTTTCTATAAAAAAGGTAATTAAAATTTCGAAGTTTAAAAATGTATCTTCTTTCTATATTAATAGAATTTTGGAGTGGAAAATACATATCAGATTTGCCAGTCCAGTTGTTGTTTAAAAGAAATATAATCTGTTTTTTAAACTGTGTATCTGTGATTTCAGTGAACATATCTATAGTTTATAATGCAGTATTGTCTTTAAATAAATTTAAAGATATGTATTATTATTAACAATGTAGTAATGTCTTTTACAACGAAAGAAGAAACTCTCATAAATTTTTTATTGAACTTTTATAAACACAAAATGTCTCTTTTTAGAGATATAATTTATCAAAATACTCCGCTGAGTTTAAGACTTTTAGATTGGTTGGTAACTAATTACTCAAAGAAGTATAACATCATATACCCCCTTGGTAGTTCAAATGACATAGTTTATTTTAATATATACCTCGATTATAAAAATCAACTCAAGGCTTACTCTAAAAAGTTTTTCGACCCATTTTGCAGACAGAAACGTCTTATAATAAATACCAACACATTTAAATGGAGAGAATACACAGACGAATGTATTTCCGATGCTGAAATAGTAACCACAGTTGGGCAACTTAATTTTTTTAGATGGTTTATAGATAATAAAATTTTAGATTACGCACTTTCTAATATACACCTTGTCGATGCGGATATGATAACGACGATGACATCTAAAAAGAAAGGAAAACGCACAGTGTTGTCTCCAAGTGCCGTTAAAGGTATTTATACAAATAATTGCGCGATTACAATAAAATTTAAAGCCTAATAATTTAGAGAAATAAAATATACAATATTATAAATGGAAAATCCATTGAATGTGTGGTTATTTTCTACTGGAAAAATGGTAACAGATTCAAAACTCCAAAATGTAACACACTTTATGTTTGACGGGGGTAAGTTAGATATTTCAAACGATCACGAAACATTTCAAATGTTGTACAGTAAATACATAAAATATAAAAATTGTATAGTAGAGAGAAAAACTGATTTCTTTAAATTTTTTATCGACTTTGATATTTTATCAGAAGAAATTATAAATTTGGACCAATACATTAATATTATTCAGTCTACTCTGAGTAGTCTTTATAAAACTAACGAATTACTGTGTATAGTAACAGGTGCAAATAAAGATAAGAAAATAATAAAGGAGGATAAAAAATACATTAAACAAGGTTTTCATTTACATTGGCCCGCTATCGTAATAAACAAAGAAACAGCGAAACGTATCCGTAAAAATCTTATAGTTAATTTAACAAGTGTTTTCGGAAAAGACATTAAACATTATGACACTTGGGAAAAAATAATTGATCTGTGTGTATATGAAAATAATGGATTGCGTTTAGTAGGTTCTGATAAATGTACTATGTCTGATGGTGCTAGAATTTACGAAGAAAGAATATATATTCTTAAGGACGTTTATATCGGAACCAACAAAGATGAATCTAGAAAAGATTTTTATGAATCTGATACATTTCAGTTGATTAAAGACACAAGTATACGTTGTGACGCAAATTCTATAACAGATGTACACGATTTGGGAGAATATATTGAAAGTGAAGAACCAATTAAATTGTCTGGCGACTTGATAACTATTCAAAAAAGTTCATCTGAATATAAATCCATAGAGAAATTTTTTAAGCTTCATGCAACTGGATATAAAGTAGAAGACATCAGAACTATTACTCAAGTCAAAGATAAACCTATGTACCTTATTAGTTCTAAATCTAAATTTTGTCAAAATAAACAAGATTTTCATTCAAATAATCATATATATTTTAAATTAACTCCAAGCGGACTTTGTCAAAAATGTATGTCTGAAAGTACAGGAGTTCATGGACCTTGTCGCGAATATCAAAGTATGTGTGTACCTATAACAACAGCTCTAGAAAGTTCTTTGAATTGGAAAAAACCTAAACCAAAAACCGTAGAAATTAAAAAACAAGAAAATTTTAGTATACCCAATTTGCTCGAGCGTTTAGAAAATAATATTACGGGTAAGGAAATTTTTAAGGGACCTGGAAAAAAGAAGTAAAAATAACAACAGATAATCCAATTAGTATTGCTACAGCTGTTTTTCCTAATAAATTAGTAGATCCAGAATCAACTAAATACGGAAACGCGTTTCCCAAAAGTTGGATGAATTGGTCTGAATTTGTAACAAGATAAGATATTATGACAAGTAATATAATCCGTATATTTTTCTCTTCCTTTATTTTATCAAATAATGAATCACTAGCGATATTATTAATGTTTTGATTATTAATGTTTTGATTATTCTTTGATAAAATACTCTTTGGTTCATCTTCGATAGCAGGGGGGGCTTGTGTATTATTCGATTGTGTATTATTCGATTGTGTATTATTCGATTGTGTATTATTCGATTGTGTATTATTCGATTGTGTATTATTTGCTTGTGCATTAAGATCCTTTAAAGAACATTCAAAGTTTGACATACTAATTTACATTTTGTAATTATTTAAATTAGATTTTTTAAACGAAACTATAATAAGTTTGATTTCTTCGTAAATTAATTATAAATAAAAATAAAATGTATTTATAAAAGTAAATAAAATGGGCATAAATAACATTGCTATTAAAACTTTTAATTCTACTGGAGCACAATCTGTATGTCGTGCTAATGAAGCAGATAGCTCTAAATTAATCGAATCTCAGTTTTTAAGTAAATGTATAACAGAATACATCAATGGCTCTGGTATGAGCCATATAGTCGGCACAACTTTGGCAGGGACTCCCACTGCCGCCGCAGCAACAGATACATTTTATTTACCTAACGATTGCGATGCTATAAGTGACGTAATTTATAATGGCACCGCTCTTTCGAATATATCTAAAATAGATGTTATTATTGGTCAATTAAATGTTCAAACTATATATCCATATGATATAATTTCTAGAAATATTACAGAACTCGGCACAACCACCACCCTCTCCGATACCACTTTTTCTATTCCTTTTATAGGAAGAGCAAAAAATGCAATAAACAGTTTTCTTCAAGCCGGGGCTATGACAAATCAAATTAAATTGAAAGTTACATACGCCGTGAGCGGCAGTGCCTACGTCGAAACTACCAGTGTGTGTGTATTTTCACATCAGATCACAAACACTGAAAAAAATTTTATTGCTAAAAATATTGTAAACAGGCCTATTCATACATCACATGGATTTCAAACAGCACAGGTTGTGAATGGTGAAAAAACAGTTGATTTAAGTAGCGTTAATATAAACACATCTCATATATTAATCCACGATGCTACAATCGCATTGACTTCAAAGAGTGGAACTTACGGACGCGTCCAAGCGTCCACGATCGTAACATTTGATATAACGGCCCATGGCTTTTCAGTTGGAGAAATGGTAAATATTGCTTCCTCCGGAGCGTTGGACGGACTTTATGTCGTGGCGACGAAGGCGGATGATGATACATTTACTGTTACGACGGCCGTCGCCGCTGCCGCTAACGTGTCCAACGCGAATGTCTCTGTTTCACAGGCCGGTTTAACAGGTGTTGAATTGGTATTAGGAAACGATAGAACGGGAGCCATTCCTGTAAATATGCTTAAAACTAAACTGAATGCAGAATTATTTTCATTAGCGGGAGGTAATGATAATGTATACATTATTAAAACTGCAGATTCTGCTTTCAGTACAGCCGGCATTCCGTTTGCGCGTCTGAGTAATAAACAGCTAAAACTTACTACGTACAACGCAAGCCATGCAAAAGTCTATGTTACAGTATGCGGAACCCAAGTACAAACTACTGTAGGTGGCACTATTTCATTTAGTGCATAAACATTTAATTAAATTTTAAAATTGAATGAATAAAATAATTTTAACTACGTATTAAATTTAAAATTATTTTCTTTTATAAATTGTAAATACAAATGTCTGGAGCTGTAGCTGCCCATGCTGC